CTGGCGGCTATCTCAACAACCAGATAAAAATTGTGATGCAATGGGACATTACGGGGCTAACCCAAGTCCTATTCGTTGTGCAAAATGCGGGAAACCTTTCAACTCCGTATCTCAACTCTTTCCCGTATCTCAATCAGCAGGGGTGTGGGTGAAGGCAAGTGAAGAAAGGCCGAAACCTTTTCACGATATGAATTTGAAAATTGATATGCTGCCTTTTAGTGGCCGTTTTTACGAAAAAGAGGATTGGTATGATAAGCCGCATTTCATGGTTGCTGGCAAAACTATAATGGGAGAAGAAACATTTGATAAAATTATATGGCTCGACGAATCCCCCGTATCTCAACCCCAACCACAACAAGGTAATGTTGATGAAGGATATTGGCAGAAAAGATGTGAAGCGGCTGAAGATTTATTAGCGGTTATGGATGTTCCTAAAAACAGAGCAGATTACGACACTAACCAATTCGTATTATTTGGAGAAAGAAATCAGAAGTGGCAGTCATCTAAATATCCAGCACCCCAACTACCAACAGAAGGTGCATCTCCCCTACCTGATGAATGGATTAAAGACGCATTTATAAAATTATTGGATAGGTACAAAAGGGTTTACAAATTAGCAGAAATGCAGCCAGAAGATTACAGAAGTGAGGTTGTAATTAACGCCGAAAAAGCCATAAAGTATTTAGAAACACCACCACCTATTAGCGGAACATAAAATCACTCTTCCTCTTCGGCTTTAGGCTCCTCGGGTTCTGGCAAACAATCACAGTAGTAAACAAGAGCGTTAAAAATCTGTCGTTTCATCTTAGCAAGCTTAGACTGTCTTTGTTTAGATAATAGCTGGCTATCTACCTCCATTAAGCTGTTAAAAGCGTTTGTAAGGTTTAAGATGTGATCGGAAACCTCATCCTCAAATTCAGTTTGTGGAGGGCTTTTCTCCTCTTCCATCTGCTATCTTTTTAAGTTGTTCTAAAATTATCAGTTCAGAATCCGGCCAAAATTGAGAACAGGTGCTATCGGGATTACGGGGCGACTGTGAGAAATAAGACTGAAAATTCTCATTTGGCGTAGCCTGGTACCTATAGCACCAATTTTTCATGGGACATAAAATATCCCTGCACATTGTAATATCACTCATTTTGGTACGCTTAAAAGTAAATGCCTTTTTTCTTTTATCGTAATCGCGGAAACTCTTTTTCTTCCTATTGCCTGACAGTTGTTACATCTGAATTGATCATAAGCATTAGCCGTTGTGTAGTACTTTTTACCCTCATCTTTTAAATCAATAGACCCGCAGGAAGGACAATGCTTTGCGTTTGTGTCAAGAATGAAAAGTCCTACATTGGGATGAGGTTTAATCCAGGGCCTTAATCTTAAATAAGTATCTTCAAGAATTCTTACGTCCTGAACATTATACCTTTCCATGTCCTTTAAAGACTTCTCTTCACCTACGTAACATTTAGACCACATCGGGAAACCTTCATTCTTAGCTTTACGGGGTAACTGGAGCATCTTGTTTACAAAATCCAACTTATTAGATGTAAAGGAAAATTGTCTCTTAATGGTCTTTAAAGTGTCTATAGATTGATAGGGGAGAGGAGGATTAAGCCGGTTAATTATGAACCTTGTATTTAGTCTAGGAATATCAAACTTGTCTCCGTTGTGCGCCACAACAACATCAGCCTCATTCAGTAGTTCCCAAATTCCTTTTAGAACTCTTTTGTCGTCTTGTTTAACAGCTTCTTTTCCCGTTAATCTTGCTGAGTAAACTTTCTTGTCAAAGAGCCATTTCGCTGACCAGGTGAGAATAAACCAATCGTTATCTATCTGATCTATTGAAATATTTTGGTTCCATATATCCCAAACCTTTGCTCTTATAGGGGCTGTTTCAATGTCAATAAGGAGAATCTTAGCTGATGTATTTATTTCTTCTTTGAACGGTTTTACATGAACAGTATCGTAAGTAATAGGCTTTGGGTGTTTGGCGTTGTGCCTGGTCTGATTGCCGTGATGCCCCCTGGCTGATCTCACTAATGACCTTACTTGCTCTAGCGTTCTGAAAGATTTTCTATTCTCCTTAAATATTTTCTTTGCCAAAGTCAAATCCCTCATTTCGGCAAACTTCTCGCAATACTCATCAACTAATCTTCCGTTATCCGATTTAACTGCCATAGGATATTGTTTAAATGAAGCCCGCATAGAAATACGGGCTGTCCACCACTATGATAACCATTAACCCAACTGCTGCCAAAATCGGCAGTTATTTTATAATAGTTTTAAATTCTTTAGTATTCCAGTTCATATCGTGAATAATCCACACCATTGAATCCGGATCGGTATCGTAGAACTTATACACCCATTTGAATTTTCCGTCTTTAAAATCATATCCGTGAATAATATCACCAAGTACTAATCTTTGCCCCTGATAAAAATGAACATAAAGAGACTTCATTATCTCCGGATTCTCACATGAGAACTCAACAGGAATAGTAACTTCAGTCTCGCATTTCGGATGCTCTTTGTTGCACCCCAGGAGTAACAGGAATAGACAATATTTCACCACAAACAATATTTTTTGATTTAGAAACAACAACACTTATTTTAATGTCATTAACCGTATTCGTCTGAGCGAATAGAGGGCTAAGAAGCAACAGTACAAACAAACTACTGATTGATTTTAAAATGCATCCCATAAATATGTTTATTGTGTTTTATACTCCAACTTACCGACGATGTATCTATCATTAGCACCCTGCCAGCCTCAGACATAGAACCGAAAACAGCACCCGTTTCAACACATTTCACAGCCTTGCTCCTGTTGTGATCCGACCCAAATTTTCCCTTATAATGAAGTGGCCTATACAGCCTAAGGCCATTATCATAAGCGTGCTGAATGTTTTCAGAATGGGTAGACCACTCAAGATTAATAACTGAATTATCATGCTTTACTCCGTTTATATGGTTTACCGTAGGCTTATGATTTGGGTTATCATGGAACGTCTGTGCAATTATTCTGTGAACTGTTCTGATTACATACCTCCCGCCATCTAGTTCTATTCTTACACATAAGTACCCGCCCGGATAAGCTTTTAAAGCCATAAACTGTTTTAGTATTTTGCCACCTTCTTTTATACGAATCCTGCCTAAAGTAGATGCTTCGTATCTTGATCCTAACGGCACTTGTTTCCAGTATTCCATATTAGCTGTTTATTTCGAAATGCATGGCATCCATGTCCCTTTCTTTGCCATAACTCATAAATCCGTGTTTATAAAACGTTTCAACCATAAAAGAAAACTCAGGTTTTGAGAATTGAGCTTGTGCCCATTTTGTTTTAAGTCCGTTTCTGGCAGGATCTAAATCTATTGCTATACCCCACGAATGTCTTGACCATTTCGTTTTTGAGCCTCGCATCAGCCGGAAGTTATAGCACCCGCCAAAAAGATCAATTCCTAATTCCCTGAGTTTTTCAATTCCATAATGAGCTAAAAGATCATCAAAGACCTTAAGAAAATTATTAGCCACCAACTCGTGACATTGCATTTTATTAATCGAATGAGCTAAGTCCCATGCAATCCTCATAGAGTAGGGAAGGGTGATCACAGTAAGATTACTGGTTATACCCGGTTTACCGTACTTGGCTAATATTTGAGCATCAGTTAGCACCTTTCTTTTTCCGTTTAAAAAATGAAACTATCATCGGAAGTAATTCAACAATCAGCCTGATCCAGTCTATTTTAGGCTTTTTCAATCCTGGTCAAGATTTGGTAGTTCAATTCCTGCGGCTGCGGCCGATCCTTCAATTGCTGCTTTAATACCGTTTACTACAGCATCATCAATCTTCGTTTTTGATTTTGCCGTTAGTCCTTCAAGATGAACATCAATAGGACCGTAAAGAGAAGTGCAAACCGTTTTATGTGCTTCGGGTTGTTTTATTGCTAAATCATCTAAAATCTCTTGTAATTTCGCCGCGACTACTATTTCAAGAGCCGGAGAGAATGTGTTAATGATTAACTCACTTAATTTAATTTTTGCCATTTGTTTTTATTTAGGGTTAAGTAATACTCGTGTTTTGACATTTAAAATAAAGGGCGAACGTTAATAATAGAATGAATCCTATAAACAGCCATATATCATCCTTCCTTTTCATTTGTTTCAATTACGCTTACATCCTCTTTTGGTACTGTCTTTCCGCTTACCTCAACAGAATAGAACGGCTTTATCCCTAATAGAATTGATACCGCTATTCCCAAAAACCAAGATAGCGTAGATGCCACATTAGCCGGTATAGGAATAGGAGCAGAGTTCACTCCGGTAATTATTCCTCCGAGGATAACACACCATATATCTATCCGTCTGGCTATGTGTGCCGGAGTTGGATTTTTATACCCGCTAAACGAAAAAGTTACTTTGCCGTTCATTTCTTCTTAGTTGAATAGTAATAGTACCGGATAGCCATTAGCCCCGCTGTAATAGATATTACAAGAGAGACAGTTTTTAAAGTTTCAGCAACGTCAATACGTGCAAAAATTCCCATCAGTATTGATACTGCCAAAGCTGCGTGTCCGTCTCCTACGTGATTATTTTCCATTTCTCTTTTTCTTTTCTGCTTCTGACAATATTGCCTGTAGCTCTTTTAATATCTCCTGATATTTACCTTGCTCAGTCAGGTTGAATTGTTTCATAGCAACCAGGTTGATGCGTTCTAAGTAACCTTGTAATTGTTTAACTGTGATGGTTGCCGTGTCTGTTGAGTCTTTCTGACCGTAACATATTGCCGAGGTCAGGAAAATGATAATGGTTAATAGTTTTTTCATTTATCTTCTTTTAAATATCCACCAAAACCACCACCATTTTGAAGGAGGTTGAGGTACTGGATTGACTGTTACATTTACATCGTCGGTATCGGTTAAACCAAAACCATCTGTTACCGTTAATCTGAAAGTATATGTTCCCTGCGTTAATCCGGTTATATTGGTACTTACTGAATTTGGTGAAGCGATTGTGAAATTTAAAGGGCCGGAAATTTTAGTCCAGGCGTAAGAGGAAATTGAAACATCGTCTGTGCTCGTACTTCCACTTAATGTTACTGAACTTGTCGGAAGAGTGATTGTTTGGTTATTTCCCGCCCTCGCTACTGGAGCGTTATTTGGAGCCGGATTTACTACTATCTGAACATCATCGGTAGCCTGAAGTCCACCGCCGTCTGTTACGGTTAATCGGTAAACGTAAGTTCCTGCTGAAAGTCCGGTAACGTTTGTATTAACTGAATTTGGCGTTGCGATAGTTCCACCTGTTCCGGAAATCTTAGTCCACAGATAAGTAACTATTCCAACGTTATCAGTCGAACCGGAACCCGATAAAGAGACTGAGGAAGTGGGTAAAGTAATAGTTTGATTATTCCCGGCGTTTGCAATTGGAGCCGTATTGGGAGCTGCGTTTACTGTAATTTGAACATCGTCAAAAGAAGTCAATCCACCACCATCTGTGACCGTAAGCCTAAATTCATAAACCCCCGCGATCAGACCCGTAATTGACGTAGAAACCGAGGAGGGAGAGACAATATTAAAAGTCAAAGGCCCGGACTGTCGCGCCCACGCATAAGACGTAATTCCTACGTTATCCGTCGAACCTGACCCGTTGACCGTTACAGAACTTGTAGGGAGTGTTATGACTTGGTTTGATCCGGCATTTGCTACAGGGGCGGTATTAGCCGCAGCGTTTACCGTTACCTGAACATCGTCTGTTGTTCCTAAATCTCCTGCATCGGTCACAGTAAGTCGGAAAACGTATATCCCGGCTACCAAATTATTTACGACTGTATTCACAGAAGAGGGAGAGACAATATTAAAAGTCGCCGGTCCTCCTACCTTAGTCCAGGCATAAGTAACTATTCCCACATCATCAGAGCTGGCCGATCCGGATAAATTCACAGAAGAGGTAGGTAGAGTAATTGTTTGGTTAGGACCAGCATTAGCCACCGGAGCCTGATTGCCGTTTATTACCGTTACGGTCATATCGTCTGTACTTGTCAATTCCCCGGCATCAGCTACGGTCAATCTAAACCCGTAAACCCCGGCTGTGGTTAAACCCGTAATCGAAGTATTTACCGAATTTGGAGAGGTTATAACGTAAGTATTCGGGCCGCTTATTTTAGTCCAGGCGTACCCCGTAATTCC